ACCTAGGGGGGCTATCGTCATCGATAGCAGACTTAGCGTACCATCATTTATTCTTTGTTGACCAATATTTCTCATTTTCTTCAAGTTCTTCTTCGGTCGCCAAAGTTTCGGGGTCGTGAGCTGACCATTCGTGCTCCGACAGGGGCAAGAACGGCTTAGTGCCATCGACCTTGCCGTCCTCACGCATGGGCCGCTTGCCATAGAACTTGTCGTTTGCTGCGTGCCAGCGGTGATGGCAGAACGCGCAGATCCGGTGAGCGTTACCCGGCTCGTTAGCCAGCGTGTTCTTATCGGGTCCGTGATGCACGTCACCTTGCTTGTATGTGCCCTTACCGCCCTTCTCAGGCGTGATCTTATTGAAATTGCAACCGATGATCGGCGCTACACCGCCACCAGCGCTCCTCAAGCCTGCCCACTCACACACCATGCCCTCAAAGATCGGGTACAGCATGGCAGCCCGCTTACGCCCTGTCGAAAGCACGTCGGTGATCTCGTCAGGCTGAGCTACTGGGCGGCCTACTTCTCTCACCCAGTCCTCACTATCTTTGCCGTGCGATCCGTCAAAGCAACAACACTTATAACTTTCGCTGTCCTCAATAGGTTGTAGGTCAAAACATTCCTCATGTAATCCGCAGATACAGCCCCAGCAAGCTTCAGCAATCACAAGATCTCTCCGTTCTCAATAGCTTCGCGCAGATTCATCATCATGTCTTCCTTATCTTCTGTCATCTCATCAGAGAACTCACCAATAAGTTTCTCCTTACGATAAATAGTATTCGCCATCCACGTATCTATCGTGCCGGGTATCCGGTAAACGTAAACGTCGGATTCTTCTATTTGACCCATGCGGGCGCTCCGAGCGTACGCTTGGTCGCGTTTTCCGGGGTTCCATTCTTCGTCGAGGATGTGCGTCTTGGTGATGCTGGTCAGATTGAGCCCGACACCGCCAGTCTTGTAGTTGCACAGCAACACGTCCCACTTAGCCTCTTGCCCCTTGGCCCGGTAGAAGTTTGTCTTGATCTCTTTGCGCAGCTGCTCAGGTGTGTCGCCGTCGAGCCGCACCACACGTAAGCCAGCGTTACCTACCCGCTTCTCAAGCTCAGCTAGGGCCGTCTTGAATTGGCTAAACACGACCTGTCGATGCCCGTCTTTGTGAAATTGCTGAAGGTTGTCAAGAATGTAATCCATTTTGACTGACTCTTGCACCTCGTCGCCCACCTTGAACACGACGTTACCGTCTTCATCTTTAACCTCAATGCCACCAGCCCATACGTTTGCCTGACGCTTACGTGTCACGAGCGCGATGAGGTGCATAATCGTCATGCGTTGCCCACTGTCAAGCAGGATTTGAGCTGCTTTCGACAGCTGCCGTATAATCTTGAGCTGCTTAGCGTAGGCCACGGGATCGAGGTCCACAGACACCACGTGTACGTGCTGTGGGGGTATCGTGACGTTCGCGTCGTCATACGTACGGGCCAAGAACCTACCCTCAATGAGCGGCTTAAGATTTTGCACAGCGCCCGGGCGAAACTCCCATTTGCCCGACAGATAGTTCTCTCGACAATAGGTAGACAAGAACTGATTAGCCGTCTTGAAAAGAATTGGGTCGGATAGGTGCAGTAGCGAGTAGATATCCTCAGGGCTGTTCAAGATGGGTGTTCCTGTCGTGAACATGACATTCTTGACACTCTTAGTCTTCAAGAAGTCATCAAGCGGGTTGTCGTAACTGATTCGGGTAACGTCGCTGAACATCCAACCGCACGCAGGGCAGGGCTTAGGCACTTTCTTAGCCAGCGGGTGCAGCATGTCACCGTACAAGCCGTCAAGGTAGCCGCCACAGTCAGGGCACATGTTGTCTGCGAACGTCAACAGTTTGATGCCCTTAAAGTTGGTGCTCTGCGTGTTCTTGAGCGCGTGCGCCTCGTCAACAATGAGTGTGTCTGCTTGCCAACGTGTCAACTTAGCCAGCACGTCAGTGTCCCTGCGCCATATCTCGTAGTTCATAATGACCATGCCCTCGGGACGTGCCAATACCTCGTCAAGTATGACGTGACGGCGCTTAGGTGTCTTCTTGCTGAGTGTGACAATGTGCCGGTGAGGGGCGAGAGTCATCGCTTCGCCCGCCCACTGATCGCATATGTCGGCAGGTACTACGACAACTACCTTCTTAGCCTGCACGAGGTCGAGCCAGCCTATAGATTGCCACGTCTTGCCGAGCCCGGGCACGTCGCCCAGTACCCAGCGTTTAGCGACAGCACCAAACATCACACCTTGCTTCTGGTGCGGCAGGATACCATCCCACCACACGTGCCCGTCAGCGAGCATCTCAAAGTGTGCGCGCAGCTCGTCTACGCCAGCATTTACTAACTCAGCCTGATTGCGCCCTGCCTGTAGGCGCTCCTCACGCTCTAACTCTTTGCGGGCCTCGATAACTTCTTTGCGTAGGCGCTGATTCTCAGCATCACTCTTAGCGCGATCGAGAAGCAACGCTTCGAGCTCAGCAGCGCTGTTGTTAGCGCGCTCCTCGGCCCGTTGCCTCTCGATCTCAAGTTGAATCAGTCGCTGTCTAGCGTCCTCAGCCATCAGAAAGCAGCCCACGCATCCTCGGTGTGTTTGCCACACTGAGGGCACGTGAAAGCAAAGTAGTAGCCGTCAGCGTCGCCCACAGCCTGAACAGTTACCTGCTCATTGAAGTCACACACGGGGTCATCGCCGCTTTTCAGCCACGCTTCACACTCAAACATCACATAAGTTTCGTGCTCAAAATCATGCACCATGTCGGTTTTCTCCTAGTCGGTTTCGGTGAGTACATCGTACCAGTCAGGCCGATCGCTGACCTGCTGCAATTCGTAGGCCAACGCTGCCAGCGAGCCAGCCAGTGTGCCTATCTGCTCTGCAACCTTCTTAATAGGTAGGTCGCGGTTTATCACTAGGGCGCTCAGAGCCTGTCCTACGGCTTCATGTTGCTTGTTCCAGACAGCCACAACGTCGTCAGCCTGCTTAGCGCTGACCGTGTAATCTACGTCAGCGTGCTTGCTGGCAACTCGGCGTGAGCCATTTAGTCCATCCGTTCTGTCGATGGTCCAAAGGACCGGATACGAGCCGTCCAGCTGCACGACCGAGCCAGCGTCGCGCAGGGCGACCCTCACAGAATTATGAGAGCGCCCTACGAGAGCTGCTACGTCAGCAGTCGTGGCAGGTTGCCCGATACTTGCCAGTGCTTCGCGCACCTGAAACTTGAGCCTGTCGCTCACGTAAACGGTCATTCGTTCTCTCCTTCGTGTGTCCAATACTTGTTCGAGCAGTCAAGGCACATGCCCAATTCTTCAGTGTGAATATCTGAGTCGATTGGCACGCCGCAGTGATCGCACGGCGTAGTGGCGGCTTGCTTGCCTATTAGTAGGCGTGGATCGAATCCCCCATCGGGAGAGACTCGGTTAGTGATTTCGTTCATGCGTTGTCCTTTCTTCGGTCCAATTCAGCGGTAATCTCGTCGGCCTGTGCCCGCCACTTGTCGCGCTCTTTCTGTGTCGCGTAGTTGTCGGGTAGCACAGACCCGCGCAGTAAGCGCGTACGGTCTGCGGTCAGTTCGTAAATGCCGCGCTTCGTGAGGTCAGTCACGCGCGCTTGCCTAGGCTGTCGAGAGCTGCCCGCGTACCCTCAAAGCCGGGAATCTCGGCAGGCTCGTTGCCCGTGTGCATCACGTCATGTTGCCATTCTTCGTTCTCGTCGAATGCCCGTGTGCTTGTCCATACTGAGCCGTCCGGCGTGACTCTGCGAATCTCCACGTTTTCGCGGGTCCACAGAATCACCACCGGGCTACCGTCAGCATGTGTGTAAATGTCCATAGGTGAATAAGCCTCTAAGTGCTTACGCTGCGCTTCAGTGAGCTGCATGATCTCCCCTTAGTCTCGGTCTGTCTTGAAGTCGAGCAGCTGGCAGAACGTGGTGACGAAACGCTCGGCGATGACGTAAAGCGCAAACCCGGCTTGCTGGTTCATGTCCGAATTCTCGTCTACCCAGACTTCGATGTCTTCGTTATACGCGCACAGGTCTACGAACGTCTCCCAAATGTCGTGCGTGTAGATGGGTAGCGCTTCGTTCGCTACTTGGTTTACGTCGAGCGGCTCGTCGTTGTTGTTGAGCCATTCGAGAATGTAGTAGCGCAGGTCGTCGAGCAGCTCAGCGCCCTTGCTACTGAGTGACGAAGGTGAAGCGCTGTCGATGATGCTCGCCATGTAGTAGGCGTTGATGCTTTTCAGCCATGCCTGCCGCGCGTCGATCGTGGAGTCTGCCACGGCTACTGAGCACAGCCAATCTGCCGGGCTCTGGTAACGCACGTGCCCGCACAGATCGCATACGCCCACGGTGTCGCCGAAGCGGTGGTCAAGGTTTGTTTCTGTCGTTGTCATGTCGGTTTCTTTCTGTGTCGTCCTACCGGCTAAGCCGTGCAAGCCCGGATGGGCTCACGCAATTAGTGTACCACTAATGCGCGCACATATTGTGCACATATTCCAAAACTAATGCAAAAAAAGTTTTGCCCCGAGTTTCCGGTACATATGTGCACATATGAACGAATATTGGGGCGCACACGTTTTGCCCGTATAAATAACACCCGGTATGCTCCATCAAGGAGCATCCCGGGTGTTATTCAGTAAGAGAATAGACCGAGGCGCTCCCCGCCTAGGGGCGGTCGCGCTCGGTCGGTGAGCTGCTCAGGTGCTCGGGGGCCCAGCTGCTCAGTCGGGAATAGCCAGCGAAGACCGGTCAAGCGTCCGAGATCGCGGAAGCCGGAGCGTGCAGGCAGCCAGTTAGTCCACTTGCTTCCTAAGCCCGCCGACAGCACTAAACCCCCAGCCGGGGGTGACTGGGGGTTTAGGCAGCTGCTAGCGCGGGATAGGGTTAGCGCGCTAGCAAGTTTGGTTGAATCAGCAGCTCGATTGTGCTGAGCCCGTCTTTCGACTGCTGACTGCAGATCAGCGGCCCGGGCTTGTCACTCAGGCCGATTGTATTCTGCATACGCCACACGCCGAAGCGCTTAGCAGGTGTGAGCCCTGCATCGACAGGCAGCATCAACTTGGTGAGCGTAGCGAGCAGCTCAGCCCGGAATGACTGCGGCACGTGAGTTACGGGCTCGTCACTGAGTTCCGGGTATAGCCGGTCCATCGGCGGGAATTGACCGGCGATAGCCGTAGTCCCCATAGAGTGACCGGAGCGCTCGTTAGAGATCGTGAGCACGTTGCCCTCGACAGTGAGCACATTCTCAGTAGCGAAGCGCTCTTTTTTGACCGTGGCATAGAAGCCGCTGAGCCATTTAGCCGGGAGCAGCGCGCTCACGTCGGGAGCGTCTACGGGAATAGTCAGGCGTGCCGCTTGGTAGCGGTCCGTCGAATACGCGCGTAGTTGACCGCCGGTAACGATTACCTGTATGCCAGTTAGCACGGGGGTTACGTCGGCGTTAGACGTGCAATTTGACAGGCTGGCAATAGCGCCCAACTCGTCGGTTGTGAGCGTGATCGATACGCGCTCGGTTGTGTCGGTTGTCATAAGAATTACCCATTCTCTAAATGTGCCTGTCGGTTTACTGGCACATGATTAGCGTACCACACTTCTGAGCTGCGCGAGCGAGCAGCCAGACAGTTCCACTTGTTTCCTAACCCCCGGAGGGAAAATTTAGCTGCACGAAAAACTCCCCCATTTCTGGGGGAGTCTCTCGGCGGATCAACTTTCGCAATCGTGCCCGTAGTACCATTCGCTCGCGTCTTCCGCGTCTGTGAGGTCGAATTGCCTATTGCATTCGACACACACGGGAGACCTCATTCGTCTACCTCACTCTCAAAGTCTGCGGCCTCAATGCGATAGGCGATTGGGTCACAGTAAAACAGAATTTTAGCGGGTAGGAATTCCAGCGATCCGATTTTGTAAGGCTCGTAGCATTCGTTTAGCATTTCGTCGAATTTTTCATTTCGTTCGGTAGTCATAATTTTCTCCTAAGTGTGGGGCCCGGTCTCCCGGGCCCCAGTCGGTTAGTTGTTTTCGTATTCCGAGAGTGACGCGGACGTGCGCGTGTAAGTGCTGGTTCCCCAAAACATATCGTGTCCCATAGTCTCGGCCTCAACCTCAACAGTGGTTCCTGAGCGGTCGGTATTCTCCCAGTCACGAATGCGCAAACGTCCGGCGACGATAATACGGTCGCCCTTCTTAATTGATTCTGCGGCATTCTGCGCCAATCCGTGCTTGCACGAAATGGTGTACCAGTTTGTATCTGTGTCTACCCAACGCTGGTGGTACGAGTCATATCGGCGTTGACTTGATGCCAAACGGAATGACGCTATGTGCAGACCTTCCGAGGTGGTGATATAGCGCGGCGTAGTGGCAACTAGTCCACGAACCATGATTGTGTCGGTCATTTTGTATCCCTATTCCGGCGTGCATTTCACGCCCTATGTAATTAGTGTACCACATGATTAGCGTACCGTGCAGGTAGGCAGTCAGCCAGTTCCACTTGTTTCCTACTAGGCCGATCGAGCTGCAACGACAAAACCCCCCTTTCGGGGGGCTTGCCGGTTAGGGAATAACCCTAGAGCCATCGTTCGGAGTACATGCTCGCGCCGACTAGCAGGGCGAGGATCACGGTACTCCACATCATGACGGTGGCAATTTCTTTCCATTTTTTGTGGGCTTTTGTGGGCTCATTCATTATGTGTCCTTTCGTGGGGAGCCGGTCTCCCGGCTCCCCGATCGATTAGTCCTGCCTGTTGATTTCGGTAATTTCCCAGTTGACGGTCTGGTATTCCCCGTCTCCCACGTACTCCTCGACATCATCATCTGAGACCATGTTTACCGGGTCTTGATTGTTAAGGCACGTCACGGGGATGGAGAGTATCGCGGTCCTAGTCACCTCGACCTCGACGTAGTAGTGGCGTTCCCGTGTGTAGCCGGTTCCGAGTTCCGCCATCATGTAATCGAATTCGTCACAGTACCCGCGGTCTGTTGCGATTTCTGCGGCACGTTCCCAAATCTTCCGGAGACGTTGGTCACTTGGCTCGATTACCTCGACATCCCAAATCGGCGTAAATGCCTTTTCAAGGCGTATCCGGCGCTCTGCCTCCGCGACCTCCTCGTGGAACGTGGCGGACGTGTTGCCTAGGTTGGTGCTTGTGGGCTCGTTGCCCGTGGTGCTCTCGTTCATGGTTTCCCTAACTATGTGTTTGATGTGTACCGGATGGCACATAACCCATATTAGCGTACCGAGATGATGTTGCGAAATTTGCCGAGTACCCCCCCACTTGTAACAGGTCATTCGTCTGCATTTTCTCAAACGTATGGTACGCTAAACCGATGAAAGGAGCTGTGATGGCTACGAAGAAGGTTCTTGATGAACTAGATCCTGCTGGTGTGTCTGTGCCTACGACGGTAAAGAAGCCGGTTAGTAGGATGGGTGAGTATCCTCGGTACGCTCAGTCTGCGCATTATCAGGTTGAGGTTGGTGAGCCTGCGACGGGGATTCCGGTTGCGCGGATTTCGCCTGTTGGTTGGGTGGGGATGCCGCCTTTGATTGTTCCGGAGTCTCGGATTGACGAACTTATTCAGCTTTTAACGCAGGTACGCTAATGGCGAAGTCGGATGAGATGATGGCGATTATGCGCCAGACTGCGTTGAAGTTTTTTCCGAAAGCGTTGAAGGTTGAGGTTGGTGCTTTGCCGATTCCTCACGTGATCCTCACTGTTGGTGACGTGTTGTGTGAGATTCGCGTGAGCGACAAGTATGACCTTGAGGCTTTCCAAGAGGAAGTGTGGTTTCAGTTTAAGAAGCTGCAAACGAGCCTTGACATGAATGACGTTTCGGAGACACCTGAGAAAGCGATAACCATTGACGACAACTAACCCCTTTACTTACCTGCGCAACAAGTCGGGTATGACGATGCGACAGTTCTGCGATTTTTACAAGTTTGCTAAGCAGACGCTGATCGGCATGGAAGCTGGCTTGTACCCGGAGTTGTCCGTGCGGATGCTGGAAACTGCGAAGGACTTGGGCAAGCGTTTTGACATTCGGATCGACGATGAGCTGATGGATGCTTACGGCACGGCTGATTTGCAGACGGCTTACACGTGGTGGATTGATTCCGAACGTGGGAATGTAGTTCCGAGCATTCGTACGTACAACCCGGACCAGTGGACTGACAAGCTTTCCCCGATGCACTTCTTTGTGAAGAACACGACGGGCAGCGCGCAGGGGTTTGCTAAGCAGTTGAAGATTCCCCCGGCTACGCTGATGCGTTATGCCACTGGCAAGCAGGCTGAGATGCCTTCCAGCATTGAGCGTGCGCTTCGCGCGATTGATTACCCTTACATGGCACAACTAATTACTAATCAAAGAAACTGGACAATAGATAATGAATGATTACGACCTGTGGGCTCAACTCACTGAACTGAACGGACTGAACTTTTTTCTGGGCGTTGCTGTGCTCGCCATTATTGGGTGGGTGATCGCAGCCGTTGAAAAACATCGTCGATCGTAGCGGCGGGATACTCGTCAGGGATCCGAAGAAAGGCTTCGTCCCTGTCGATACCCCCATCGGCTTCACCGATCTAGAGTTTCGTAATACGATAGCTGCCGCCTACACGCACTACCGGGCGACAGGCAAACTACCTACTGTCGATGACCTTGCTGAAATCAACAGGAACATCACAAAGAAAACATATTCGTCGATCATTTTGACCGATGAGTTCAAGAAGGCGTTGTCTTACCGTGGGGTCGAATGGAATAATGAAGCTGGTCTAACACTGGAGCAACAGAGTGTTTTAATCAAACTTCAGGACTTCACGGATCGGCGTAGTCTTGGCGTTAAGCTTCGTGAGCTTGGCGTACCGATGGCCCGCTATCAGGCGTGGCTAAAACATCCACTATTTAGAAAGGCGATGAATGATGCGGCGGAGAACGTCCTTTCAGAAGCCGTTGCCCCGGCACTCTTGGCGCTTTCGGGTAAAGCTGCTGCTGGCGAAGATCGGGCTATAGAGAAGCTTCTTGAGATCTCTGGGCGGTGGAATCCGAATGCTCAGAGTGTCGAGGATGCTCGCATCGTTGTTATGACTTTGCTGGAAGCTATAATCAAACATGTGCCCGATGCCGATGTGCGCAAGGCGATTATGAGCGAGGTTTCACTCGCGGCAGGTACACTTGAAGCATTGAATCCATAGGAGATTATCTTGGCTACCTCTACTACTCGGCTTGGCCTTACTAAGCCGGACGGAACAGATCTTGTCGATGTTGCGGTTCTCAACACTAACTTTGACAAGACGGACGCGGCTGCGGGTGCTTTTGTTTGCACGTCCACGACACGCCCCTCTACGCCTTACAGCGGTCAGATTATCTATGAGACGGACACTGATCAGTCTTTTGTGTGGGATTCGGCTACGAGCACGTGGAACGTGCTGACTCCCGGTGCAACCGTGTGTACGTCAGCTTCACGCCCAGCTTCTCCGGTCCCGGGTCAGGTAATTTATGAGACTGACACAAAACTTACGTATGTGTATGCGTCGGGTACGTGGGCCCCTGTTGTCAATGAGCAGGCTGTAATTCCTTTTATTAATCGCACCAATTTTTTGATCAACGGCGGCTTTGATATTTGGCAGCGGGGAACATCCTCTACAGCTAACGGTGTTTACATTGCTGACCGTTGGATTCACGAGCGATATGCAGGGACGCACACCGTTTCGCGTTCTACGGACGTACCAGTGACTACACTTCAGTACTCACTTTCTTTTGCCTCTACTTCAGGCAGTTCTCCATCTTTGTTTCAACGTATTGAAGCAGCGAACGCTGCTCAGCTTGTTGGGCAAACTGTTACATTTTCTATTTGGGCAAAAAGCACTGTTGGTACGGGCGGTTTGTCATGGACCTCATTTTTTCCCACAACGACAGCAGACACATTTAGTGCTATAACCACGGATCAAACTGGTGTTTTTAACGCAACCATGACTGTCGGTACGTGGACGCGATATTCTGCGACATTTACGGTTGCAGCTGGGGCTGTGCGCGGGTACGGTGTAAATGTTTTTCGCAGCGTAACAACAGCGAATACGACAACTTTGTACGCTGGTGCGCAACTTGAAATTGGAACAGTTGTTACTGCGTTTCGGCGTAACGCACCAAGTATTCAAGCTGAGCTTGCTGCTTGTCAGAGGTACTACTATCGAGCCGTAGCTGATAGCGCTTATGGGTGGTTTGGAATGATGAGCCACGCCAGCACTACTTTAGGTCTTATGGTTATAACTCTCCCAGTGACTATGAGAGCTGCCCCGACGCTGTTTGAATCTAGCGCAATCGGTGCTTTTCAATACATAGGCCCTACGGGAACACTATCTTCGCTAAGTCTAAGCACTGATGGAAATAACTCAAGGCAGATAGCAGTTAACGTAAACGGTGGAAGCTTTACTGGAGCAAGTGCCGGTTTTCTTCGCGCAAGCAACAATGCCGCAGCGTTTATCGGAGCAGGCGCGGAACTTTAAAACAAACAATTAGGAGACGTATGAGCTACATAAACACCCTTGCCCAGTATCGCATGAGCGATAATTGGGCAGAGCATTTAGCTAGAGGTTCCCGGGGTGGAATTGATTACGCTGTCCGAACAAACACGCCAATTCCAGCGCCAACGGACGGTCGTTTAGAGAATCGCCCGATGACGAATGGCTTTGGCAACTACATTCGTTTTCACCACGGCAACGGTTTTATCGACGAATACCTGCATTTGAAAGACGGCGGGTTTGTTGCTGAGGGAAACTACAAACAGGGTCAGATTATTGGATACTCAGGTTCGACCGGGCAATCAACTGGACCTCACGTTCACTGGCATCTTATTGATCCAAGTGGTCGCCGCGTAAACCCCCTTGACTATGTTGATGGCGGCTCTGGAACTAACTCAAACGCAGTAAATATTCAAAATCTTCTAAACAAGTTTGGGTATGGACTAGTTGCTGACGGAATTATTGGGCCTAAAACAATATCTGCTATCAAAGACTTTCAAGCCAAAAACGGGCTAGTAGTTGACGGCATTGTTGGCCCAAAGACGTTGGCTGCGTTAAACGCCAGCCCGTCTGGCGCGCTTGCTGTTGATGGTGACTTCGGCACAAAAACTATTAAAGCGCTTCAGCGTGCCCTTGGGGTTGTTGACGATGGATCGTTCGGACCTGCCAGCACATCTGCCCTTCAGTCTTTTCTTGGCGTTACTGCGGATGGTTCGTGGGGGTCCGCAACTACACGTGCGCTTCAGGCATATCTTGGCGTAACTGTCGATGGGTCTTTTGGCCCTCAAAGTATTCGCGCCATGCAGGAACGCTTGAACGCGGGGCAGTTTACGAAGCCGACTGCGCCGACCCCGCCTCCTACCAAGCCTGAGCCAGTAATTCCACCAGTAGTAACTCCTCCAGTTTCAGAAAAGCCAGAGGTTATTGTCCCAGAAAAACCCGCGAAACCCGTAAAGCCGATTCGCCCTCCCCGCCCAACTAAACCCATAAAGGATCTAATCGTGCCAACTATTAAACCCCTTCCCTCAGACGCAAACAACGCAGCTCAAGATGCCCTTGGAATTCTTATTCCGAAGGCTAAAAACCGCAAGATTGCTTACGCACTCTACGGACTTGCCGCACTCGTGATCAGCAACCTGTCGGTTGCTGTTATGGCAAGTGGTACTCAGGCTCCGATCTGGCTCATTGTTGCTAGCGCTGTTGTCGGAAACCTTGCGGTTCCCTTCACTACGCTTGCCATCGCCAACGCCTCGTCTAAGAAGTAAACGTGGACGAGGAAGTAGAAGTAGTCGGCTCCTGCATAGTGCCCATTGACCCAATGGATGCCATGCAGTGCGAATCCTGCCAGTAAAAGTGTTTAGTCGCTAACTAAACAAAAATAAAACCCCCCGTCTCTTAGACGGAGGGGTTTTATTTTGCTACGCTAATCTCATGGTTAAAGAAATACGACAGTATGGTGGCGGATCTTCTAAGCCGAGCGCTTTAGCTACACAGAAACCGTCAGCCGAAGAAGTGGACGCTTTTCACACAAACTCGGACCTAGACATTCGAGCTGAGTCTTTGCATCACAGTCTTGGAGCTTTGCCTACGCAAGCATCTCCCGGTAATCACAATCACGACGGGGGCAATTCGGCAGCAATCCTTGCTGATTTGTCGATTACGGGATCTCGCGCTACGGATGCGTGGCGGCTTAGCGTAAATGCCCTTCTCGTGAGACTGGGCGCTGAAGACAACTCGACAGCTTAATGGCTACTAAAAAGAACGAACCTAGCCTCAAAGAATTATTCGATCTGGCTCTTGATGAGCTGGACTCGTCGGTCCGTAAGCCGAACATTTTGGCTTACGGACAAAAGGACTACCCCGAGCAAAAAAGATTCCACCAAACCGCTAAACGGGGACGATTCTTGTCGGGTGGCAACCGAGGAGGTAAATCAGATGCTGAAGTTGTCGAAGCAATTTGGTGGGCCACGAATACTCATCCGTATATCGATCGTCCAGAATCGTGGGGCCGCGGGGCCATCCAGCTTCGATTTGTCGTCGTCGATATTGCTAAAGGTGTGGAACAAATTGTTTTACCTAAGCTTCGACGGTGGACAACCACATCCATGCTTGTTAATGGATCTTTTTCTGATAGTTGGGACGCGAAAAACCTGATCTTTACGTTCTCTAACGGATCGACGATTGATTTCGTGACGTGGGGCATGGACCTTATGAAACTTGGTGGTGTGCCACGACACCTTATATTTTTTGACGAGGAGCCTCCCCAGCCAATTTTTAACGAGTCAATGATGCGTTTGATTGACTACAACGGCTGGTGGGTTATTGCAGCTACGCCAACTAAAGGTATGGGCTGGACCTACGATCTTTTGTGGGAACCTGCGTTGGAAAACCCGGATGGCGAGGTAGCCACGTTCCAACTGTCGGCTGAGCAGAACCCTTACATCGAAGCCGAAGACGACGACATGAACTTCTACACAATCGGCATGAATAAAGAAGAACGTGAAATTCGAGAAAAAGGTGAGTTTATTGCCCGGTCCGGCCTTGTGTTCCCAAACTTTAATTTAAGTATCGACAAGTACGTCGTACCGCCAGTTATCCCTCCGAAGCACTGGGAGTGGTACATGTCTATCGATCATGGTTGGAATAACCCCACAGCTGTCCTGTGGCACGCTGTAGCCCCTGCCGGAGACATTGTTACCTTCGCTGAGCACTATGCGCCCAACATGACTGTTAGCGAGCACTCAGCGGTTATCCATGAGCGTGAGCGATCGTGGGGCAAAGAAGCTGACATTCGGACCGGCGACCCCGCCATGAAGCAAACGTCAGGAATCACCGGAACGTCTGTACTGCAAACTTACGCTGAGCACGACGTAAACATAGCTGTCGAGGGCGTTCCCCGCTCTGTGATCATCGGTATTGAGAAGATGCAAGAGTATCTGCGTATCCGGCCTAACGGAACTCCGACATGGACGGTCACGTCTAACTGCCACAATCTAATCCGGGAACTCAAGAAGCTTCGCTGGGCTACTTACGCTTCTGACAAGCAGGCGTACAGCATGAACAAGCAAGAAGAAATCCATAAAAAGGACGATCACGCGGCTGACTCGGCCCGCTACTTTATGACACTGATGCCAGACCTGCGACCCAACGAAGGTCGTGAACTTACCAGAGATGAGAAAATACCGACTACAATTCCCTATATGGACTTACTAGCAAAAATGACTAGTGATCCTAATGTCGAGTTTGTGGACGAATACAACGAAACCGGGGAAAGTCCTCGGTGGCACACTTTTGAATCAGTGGGCGACTACTACGGAGGCTAATTATGGCTTTTGAAGGTGAAGATGCACGTCGTTGGTCAATGACCGATGCCCCAACGTTGGCTCCAGCGGTGGACTTTATTACGCGATCCCCCGTCGGACCGTTTATCGATACGGGTGTTAACACAACAGTTGAAACCAAAGGACACGTTTACCTGTCGGTAGACACAATCCGAGAGATGGCTGAGATTGCTGGCCTTCTCGAATCCAAGAGCGCGCAAGAGCGTTCTTTGCACGATCTTGAAATGTATAACGCAGGCTACGAAGCTGGCCTCAAGGAAGGACAGGAAATCAGTGAACGATTGGTTGCCATTTCTAATCGGCTTGGGACTCAGCACAGCAGTAACGATAGTGCTGGTGCTGCGGTTGCTAAAGCAACAAAGGTTACAGCAAGCGTCAGCGCTGGAAAGCCAGAAAGCGATCCTCTCGACATATAAGAAACTGCTCACCGATTCGGGTGATCGTGAGGAGCGCATGGCTAATTTGTTGGCTTCTCGCGACGCTGTGACGTACCAAGCCCTTACTGCCGTCTTACCGTCTTCGCGGTATGATGATTTTGATGATTTCGACCCATCGGATGCTGGAGAAATTTCCCGTATTGCCGAACGCCAGAAAGCTTTAGATGAGGAACCCTTAGATGAGTATGAACAGTCCTTCGCCACAGAGCTTGGACTCGACGCAGAGTTCTTCAGCGCCGACTAAGCTGCCCGTCAACGACGGGTTTGACATTCAAAAGTACCTTCAGTCGAAGGATGCTTCTAAGATGGCTGCTTGGGTTAAGAGCGAATACTCAAAGGCTAAGCAATCACGTACACAGCGTCAGTTGCAGTGGTACACCAACATGGCCTACTTCTATGGTCAGCAGTGGGTAGAACAGACGGGCAAGAACTACCCTGCCGATCTTCAGGGCAAGTTGGTTATGCCGAAGCGTCCTTACTACTCTCAGCGCAAGGTAGTTAACCGTACCCGCGCGTTTGTTCGCTCGGAGCTGGCCCAGTTCCTGTCGGCAATCCCTAACGCTGTAGCCGTCCCTTCGACAGCTGAGGATGAGGACGTTCGTTCCGCGTACGCAGCTGAGCAGGCGTGGTCGTCTATCTCAGAAACTCAAAAGCTTCGCTATCACTACTCGCGGGCTATGTGGTGGACCGTAGTTTGCGGTACAGGCTTTATCAAAACGTGGTGGGACCAAGATTCTGTCGATAAGGTATCAGGCCAGCAGGGATCTATTCGCTACGGCGCGGTAACGCCCTTCCACCTCTTTGTTCCCGACGTTCGTGAGCAAGACATTGACGATCAGCAGTTCATTATCAACGCTTACATCAAGCCGGTTAGCTGGTGCTACCAGTACTTTGGTGACGCGCTTGCTGGACGTACCCTTGCGCCTAGCGTGTCGAGCGCCAACCAGATTATCGAGGAAGGCTACCTCAATCTGGATAGCTTTAACACGAACTCGCCCGATTCTGTGATTGTTTACGAAACGTGGTTAAAGCCGGGAGCTCACAAGCTGATGCCTAATGGTGGTGTAATCATCTCCATTGACGACATTGTGGTGTCGATTACAAGAGACGGGCTTCCCTACAACCACGGACAATTCCCATTCACCAAGTTTGAGCACATCCCAACAAGCACGTTCTACGGCGATTCTCCACTTGTTGACTTGAACCCGCTTCAGCGTGAATTCAACACCTTGCGTTCTCAGATCTCTGACGCAGGTAATCGCATGGCTAAACCGCAGTTGGTTGCTCAAAAGGGCAGTATTGTTCCGTCAAAGGTAACGAATGAGCCGGGACTTGTCATCGAGTACAAAGCCGGATTCGCAGCTCCTCAGCCGTTGCAGCTCAGCCCGCTTCCTCAGTACTACGTCGAACAGCAGGATCGCGTTCTTCGTGACATGGAAGATATTGGCGGTCAGCACGATGTTTCACGTGGAAACGCACCGGCAGGTGTGACGGCTGGCACGGCTATTGCGTTCTTGCAAGAAGCAGACAACGCATTCCGCACCCCGCAGTACCAGAACATTGAAGATGGCTACAGCCGTATCGCTCAGCAGACGATTGAGAACTTTGTTCAGTTTGTGGACCTAAAACGCAAAATCAAGACGATCGGTGCTGACGGAGCGTTCGACACAATGCTTCTCAGCGGAGCTGATCTTCGCAACGGTACGGACATCCGTATCCAGCGTGGAAGTTCTGTCGGTACATCGAAAGCTGCTCAAGATGCTCGGATCATGGACATGTTTGGCATGGGTCTTATCGATCAGCCGTTGGCTTTGCGCCTTCTTGAGGTTGGTGGAGCGCAAAAAATTCTTGACATCCTTCAGGTAGCCGAGCGTAAAGCTCAGCGAGAGAACATCAAAATGAAGATGCTTCCGCCGCAAGAACTTCAGGCTATGCAACAGCAGTACGAAATGCAGGCTCAGCAGTTTGCTCAGCAACAGCAGGAGATTGATCCGACAGGGATGACTCCCAATCAGGAGCTCCCGATGTCGTTGGCTATCAAAGTCGATGACTTCGATATTCACGAAAAACACATTGAGGTTCACAACACTTTCCGTATGTCGCAGGAGTACGAGATCCTCCCGGATCTTGTCAAGCAACAGTTTGATGCTCACGTAGCTGAGCACGAGCGTTACCTGCAAGAACAGCAAATGAATGCCATGATGCAGGCCGTACAGCAAAGTGCCCCTGAACAGGGTCCGGGTGCTACTATGGCAGGTAATGGGCAAGTCCCAGACATGACCCAACAAACAGGAGCTTAACATGGCTATTGGTGACGTAAAACACTCACTTACCCCTCACAACGACAACCGTATTGCGAACGACCACCCAAACGTGGGCGGCCTGCGTACGGCTATCATCGGATCAGCTGAATCCGCTTCGTACCCAGTAGCGTTCTTGAACACTGCAACGAAGCAGGACCTGATCTACATTTGCAAACTTCACGGAATCTCCGTGGTAGGTCTGTAATAGTTTTATACTTTTACTGACAAAAAATATCTAGCTAGGGCCTCGTAGAGGTACGGCAAGGAGAAAAAATGGAAAACCCCGAAGTTGATGGTACAGAGCAAGCAGATCAGTTCGACGGAGCTGATTATGCAGACGCTACAGGGCCAGAAAACAATAGTGCAGGAGGATTTAATCCTGCATGGGAACCCATCAAAGAAAAGCTCGGTGACGCAGCCTTTCAACTGATTCAGCCTGAACTGAGCCAATGGGATCAGGGCGTAAATAAGCGCTTTGAAACTATTAGCTCGCAATACGCACCGTATAAGGATCTCGGCTCGCCCGAGGAACTCGCCAATTACAAACAGATAATTGAGCAGATGGACTCCAACCCGGAGGCTATATACGAGGCTCTTGGAACCTTCCTTGAAGAAAACGGTCGTATGCCGTCGAAACAAGAAGCACAAGAACTTGCTGATGATATTGACGAGCAAGACGGAGATCCGTCTTACGACCCTCGTATTGATGAGCTTGCGCAAGGACAGGAACAGATTCGTCAGTTCCTTGAAGCGCAGCAAGACATGGAAATACAGGCGCAGGCTGAGTACGAACTTGTGGATGAAATGAATGCCATCCAACAGGAGCGCAATTATTCACAAGAGGACATGGCGGAGATAATCCGTCAGGCCGCTTTTCTAAGCTCCCAGTCAGATAACATCGTCCCCCTGTCGGTCGCGGCAGATCAGTTCGATGCTCTGCGAGAGAGAATCCTAACAACCCCCCGTCCCGGTGACTCAGCTCCACGGCTTTTGCCAACTTCGGGAGGAACACCATCTTCGGCTGCAAACAAGTCGATGGGTGAACTCTCCCGAAACGAAACGCAGGATTTAGTTGCTGCATTTCTAAGCGAAAGCAACAGGGGCTAGCGCCAATCCCCACAAAGGAATCGAATAATGCCAGCAACACTGTCCACTATTACGCCTCTCCTTAAAGAGGTATATCAGGGCCGTATCCGCGAGCAGCTCAACCAAGAGATCACCGCTCTGAAGCGCATTGAGCGCTCAAGTGCCGGTGTGACCAACGAGACTGGCGGCAAGTACGTAACCTTTCCCGTCCACACCCGTCGTAACTCCGGTATCGGAGCCCGAAACGAGATGGAAGCACTCCCCGTTGCAGGTCAGCAGGGTCACGCAGCCGCTCGTGTCGGCCTCAAGCACCAGTACGGCGGAATCCAGCTCACCGGGCAGGCTATTGCCATGTCGAGCACGGATCCCAAGTCGTTTGCTAAGGCACTCGACAACGAGATTGAGGGCTTGAAGAATGACTTCAAGAAGGACCTCAACCGCCAGATCTACGGTTCGGGAAACGGCGCTATTGGCGTTGTCCGTGCCAACGGAACCGGCGTGAACATTGTTCCCGTCACTGACGCTCGTTTGTTCCAGATCGGCGCGACCATTGACATCATCACGTTGCCTACAACTGTTGCTGTCTCGAACCGCACCGTTACTGCTGTTGACCTGACCGCTGGTGCTAACACGGTTACTCTGTCGGGAGCCACGTTCAACGTAGCTACCGCTCAGATTCTCGTTCGCACCGGATCGGGCCCCTCGGCTTCTGGAAACCGCGAAATCACTGGCCTCGAAGCAATCATCGCTGCCAGCGGAACGCTGTACAACATTGACCCCGCTTCAGAGCCTGAGTGGACCGCCGAAGTTTCGTCTAACGGTGGAACTGGTCGCGCTCTGTCAGAGGGTCTGATGATTCAGATGGCTGACCGTATCCGCACGCGCGGTGGTACGACCACGGTTATCTTCCAGAGCCTTGGTGTTCGTCGTAGCTACTTCAACCTGCTTTCGCAGACTCGTAGTACGGTAAACCAGCAGGAATTTACTGGTGGATTCACCGGCCTCGCATTCACCACTGACATGGGAGAAATCCCCGTTGTGGCTGACGTGGACGCACCTCTTGGCAAGCAGTACTTTGTCAACGAAGGCGCAGTCACGTTCTACCGCGATCAGGAAGCTCACTTCCTTGACCGTGACGGTAGCATGTGGAAGCAGGTCCGTGACGCTAACGGCGATTACGACGCTTACTACGCACGTCTGGTCGAGTACCACGAGCTTGGTACTGACCGCCGTAACACCCACGGTTTGATCTCGGACATCATCGAGTCCTAATCAAACTGACCGAAGGCCCTATCCGATACAATCGGGTAGGGCCTTTTGGTCACTAGCGAAGGATATGACTCATGGAAGAAATTGCTTACTACCGCATACAGTCTGGACTGGCAGATACCAAGTTGTCTCAGACGGATTACGAGTACGTTTACTTTAAAACCGCGTCTGCGTTAGCGACTGGCCTCACGCTGGACGATTACAAACTTGGCTTTTACAAGGCCCAGACTGGGCTGGCTAACCGCGAAGACGCGGAGTACAAGTACTTTACGACAGTTTCTGGCGACACGACGGGGACAAAAAGTTTAGAGGATTTAAAGAAGATTTTCTTCGATATGCAGTAAGCTAACCTTTATGGATGACTTGATACTCAAGCTGAGTTCGCCGCCCGCCAAAAACATTTGCAGCTTTAGCAAATGGTTTGACAAACTTACTGATACTGAAAAAGAGTCAGTAACAGCCGCTATGGCTAACCCGCAGTGGTCTGGAGAAAAGCTGGCTGACGTGTTCAAAGAACACGGAGCTGCCTTTGGATCAGAGTCTGTAATAAGGCACAGAAAGGGTAAGTGCGTAACTTGTGGACCTATCTAAAAAGTTAGAGGTAGTCCCGCCAGTTCTGGTATCGCGCAAACGTGGATCTCATCCGAAGGGGTGGGAGCCGGGTATTTTGTTCGACGAGAACGATGTGCGGTTTATTACGACAGACGTTCTCCCCATGCTGGAGGGCGAGCCGGACTTTACTAAAGCCATTCAGGATATGGGCATGGAGGTCCCCGAGGGGTATCGCGTCCGTATTGCTGAGATGAAGTACGACCCGGTTGCTTGGACCCGTGAGACACCTGAGCAGAAGTATGCGACTACTAAGGCCGTGTGGCGTTACCGTTTCGTTATAGAACCGGACATGACTCAAGCCTCTGTCGATGGTGTTGCCATCCTTAACGCTTTGAAGCGTCGCCCTAAAGCAGCAAAGCTGACTGGCGACAAGACACTCGTACTGAACCTGAACGACACTCAGGCGGGCAAAAGCGAGGGGGGTGGGACTGACGCGCTTATTGAGCGCATGGATCACTTTTTTACTCTTGCTGAGGAACGGATCAGTGACGATAAGAAAAGCCTTGGCGATCTTGTTGTGTTACTTGGTGGGGACCTCATCGAGGGATGCAACATTTTTCCCAATCAGAGCTGGCAGATTGACCGCGATATGCGCGACCAGATTCGCACAATGACTGGCATCACCTTGCACATGCTTGATCGTCTAGCAACCAAGTTTCCTACGACACGAGTAATAGCTGTCGGAGGAAACCACGGAGAAAACCGCCAGAACGGAAAGCGAGTCAATCGACATGACAACTTCGACCAACTCGTCGCGGAATCGACGGCCCTCGCTGCGGGTAGAGATTCGGCTTTACAACACGTCAACTTTAATATTGCCTATGACGAGCCTGCGCTCACAGGTGATATTAGAGGCCATATTTACGCAGTTACTCACGGATCCATCTACGGTAAAGGTCAAGGTGCTGGGCCGGACCAAAAGGCGTATAACTGGTACAAAAATATGGCGGCTGCGCATAACCCTATCGGGGATGCTGTTGTCTTGGTTGGCAACCATTACCACCACGAAGTCATCCGCAATTTTGGAACGCTTTTATTTGTTCAAAATCCTGCTATGGATGGTGGGTCTGCTTACTTCTCGGAATACTCGGGCATGGAAGCGGCGGCGGGGATGGCTTCATGGGTAGTCAGCGAAGACTCTCGTTTCACCGGCTATGAGGTTCTAAGATAGTTCTATGGATGGTTACGATCTCGACGATACGCTTGCGGAAGTAAATTTCAAGCAAGCAGCGTTCAAAAGCATGGAATCAATCTTTACTGACGCTCCGGTGATCTACAAGCCCGAAGGCGCTTTTGTCGTCATTACAGGCCGCCCAGCTAAGTCCAAAGCTGAGAGAACGGCTACTGAAAACTGGCTTCGTAAGAACATGCCCGGGTTCCGCAAGATTTACTACGTGACGGGTAGCGAGAAAAAGGTCCTCGAAGAAAAAGCCGGGATCATTGGCAGACTCAATCTAGCTTCCTACACGGACAACAATCCAAAAGCTCTTGGGGCTATCAGGCAACTTCTTCCGGGCGTTCCGTTGTTCCTGATGCAGAATGGCAAGCGTTCTCCCTTCTAACCTGTAGCCTGCGATACACTCATAGGTATGGAAACAACACTCAATAAATCGTCTGTTGTGTGGAATTCTGCTCTTGGCGAGTTCATCAACGACAAGCACGCACACTTGGCTCAGATTTTGCAGGACTACAAGCCTACTTTTTCGCTTGTCTATATCCCTAAGAAAGATCGGGACGCTACGGACACTAAGCCGTGGGCCATTCTTGACAAGCCTGCAAACAAGCCAGAGCACATTATCCGTTATCTGTCGGATAAAGAAATGGAAAACCCTGAAGCCATTCTTCAGTGGGTTTTTGAGGGTGACTTGGATAAGCACCGCCC